AGCAGGATTTGTATCAGGCAGTCCTGAATATCGTCGGTATGCCGTCACAGAGCAACGGGTTCCAGAGTGACAGCAGCAACAACGGCGCTGTCATCCTGAGAAATGGCTGGCAGGGTGCTGAAGCACGAGCCAAGGATTCTGAACTGATGTTCAAGCAGTCAGAGCAGGAATTCCTGAAGATCGTCATCTTCCTGTGCCGTGAACTGCGTGACGTGAATCTTCACGTGTCTGATATCGAGGCACACTTCACCCGTCGCCAGTATGAGGATATCCTCACCAAGAGTCAGGTACTTGTCAATATGCTGTCGAACGACAAGATTGCTCCGAAGCTGGCCTTTGAGGCATCTGGCCTGTTCATTGACAGCGAGGAGGCATACCGCGAGTCGAAGGAATACTACGACAAGCTGAAGGCCGAGGAGGAACGCAAGGCCACGGAACTGTTGAAAAAGACGAAAACGGAGGAAGAGATAGATGCCAACACGGACGCTACTTCCGTTCGATACAATCAACAGACTCCGCCAAACGCTGGTGGAGAACCAAACAACCAGTGAGGACGGCAGGCGGAAGTATAAGGACGAAGATGAATTCTTCGATTTGGTGATGTTCCTGCTGGAAGAGGCGTACATTAACGGTACGCACGATGCAGCAGAGCAGATAAATGATCTCGTTGGTGAACGCCTGTTGGACGACACGTTCGACGTCGACCGAATTGATGCTGTTATCAACAAACGTCTAAAAGACGGCAAAAACTGGAGAGATCGATTGCAGGAACATTTTGAAAGCGGAGATGACGTGGAACCAATTATGCGGGTTCTGGAGTCAGAATCAGAACGAGACGCGAATACCGGCAGTCTGGACAAGGCGCTGGAAAGCGGCCTCGACCTCACCAAAACGTGGAACACAATGAATGATGACCGGGTGCGTGAGACGCACTCCTACCTTGAGGGCATCACGGTAGGACTGAATGATTTGTTTTACACGGACGATGGTGACTCAGCTTCTGTTCCGGGCGACTTCACGTTGCCTGAAAACAATGCCAATTGCCGTTGTTATTTAACATACGGCGTAATTTGAAAGGATAAGGAAAACTGAATATGAGGCTCGACATATTAATGCCTCACTACAAAGAACCGTGGGAGTTGGTCGAACCGTTCTTTGACAGCTTAAAGGCGCAAAGGGCAATCGACTTTGATGATGTCCGGGTCATTATGGTGAATGATGGGGAGGACATAGTATTCGACACACATTCGTGGCTATTTCCGTTTCCTACTGAATACTATGTAAAGCCACATGGTGGTGTGAGCGCTGCGAGAAATTATGCGTTAGACAAAAGTGTTGCTGACTATGTAATGTTTTGCGACTGCGATGACAGTTTTGCCAACATTTACGGGTTGAGATTCCTGTTTGACCAGATGGAAAAAGGATATGACGCAATATCATCCATTTTTCTGGTTGAGTACATGGATAAGGGGCAGCTTAAAATCACTTATAAGGACAACGATGTCACGTTTGTGCATGGGAAAGCGTATAGGCGACAGTATCTTATCGACCAGAACCTACGTTGGAAACCAGAATTGACCATCCATGAGGACGGATATTTCAACTGTCTGGCAATGATGTTTGCCGGGACAAAGACGAAGATTGATACACCGTTCTACACATGGAAATACCGCGCTGATTCAGTTGCATCCAAGGAAGACGAAACGTTTGTCTTGCGGACATACAAGAACGTCATGGATGCCCGGATAGCGCTGGTGAGGGAAGCGCGGAAGCGTGGCAGATATGAGGATGCCCGTGGGTTCATCGCAAAGACGGTTCTGGATAGTTACTACGATTTCAACAAGACTGTTGCTCTAAAACCGCAGAACAAAGCACTTGTAGACAATGCGGAGCGCGAGTTCAAGCGATTCTACATGAAATACCGCAAGGAATACAATGCTTGCACTGTTGACCAGATAGCGCAAGTTGCTTCTCTTGCCAGAGCAACCGCGTTCACGGATGGGTTCAAGCTGGAACAGCGCACCTTGCGTGAGTGGCTCAACCACATTGTCTACGAGGTAAAAGATTGAAAATTGTAAAGTATTACCGGGGCATTAGTCCTGTTGATATACTACGTCAGAGAAGACGTTAATCGCAACAGTGAAGAGAATCACTATAATAACGCACAATAAAGTCGGAGATGACTATAAGCGCAAAGGAGATTGATACTATGGCAGAAGACAAGGCCAACGTGGTTGATGTCGAAACCAAACCGGAAGAACCGGCACAGGAAAAGGACACTGTCAACTACGAAGCAGAGTGGAAGAAACTCCGCGAAGAGAATGAAAAGCTGAAAAAGGCACAGACAAACGCGTCCAAAGATGCTTCTGACTGGAAAGCTAAATTCCGCGCCACACAGGATGAGGCAACACGGAAAGAGGAAGAACAGAAAGAACTTCTGGAACAGATCCGCGCAGAGAATGAGTTGCTCAAGAAAACTCAGAATCTGGCGACGCACAAAGCTGGCTGGCTTGGCCTTGGATTCAGCAACGAACTTGCGGACACAGCGGCAGACGCAAGTGTGAATGGCGATTTCAATGCGCTTATGGACGTAATGAAGAAATTCATTGAACTCCATGACAAAGAACTTAAAGCCGCGAATATACGTCAGATGCCCGCTCCTGTTAGCGGGTCACCTCAGAGCATTACGCAGGAACAGTTCGATAATATGTCTTATCGTGAGCGCGATAAACTATTCAACGAACAACCAGAACTGTATAAAAAGCTATCTGGTAAATAAAATCGATTTGCTCTGAGCAAAATAAAATTTTGCAAAGGAGAAAGACATGGCTACTACTCTTCTCACGAATCTTATAAATCCTCAGGTTCTCGCAGACATGATCGACAAGAAGTTGGTTGATCTCATGCGTTTTGCACCCCTCGCAACTATCGATACGACTTTGCAGGGCGCACCCGGTTCTATCATCACCCTCCCGGCATACAGCTACATTGGTGACGCTGCCACTCTTGGTGAAAACAGCGCACTGACTCCGGTTGCTCTGACCGCATCCACCGTAACTGCTGCCATCCACAAACTCGCAAAGGGCGTGGAAATCACTGACGAAGCAATGCTGTCCGCATACGGTGATCCTGTTGACGAAATCGCGCGCCAGCTTGCAACTTCCATTGCATCCCAGATGGACAACGAGATGCTTGGCGTTCTTGCAAGCATCGCAAGCGGTATGACCCAGAGCAAAGCTGGTGCTGCTGTTGCACCGTCTGACATCAACCTCGCTCTTGAGAAGTTTGGTGAAGACATTGACATGGCGACCAAAGTTGTGCTGGTATCTCCTGCACTGTATACCGCACTCCGCACCACTACCGGCTGGCTGCCCGCTTCCGAGATCGCTGCTGATCGTCTTGTAAAGGGCGCTGTTGGCGAAGCATTCGGATGTCAGGTAATCATCAGCAACAAACTGACCACTTCTGGCGCTGCTTACATCGTAATGCCCGGCGCACTTCGCTACTTCCTCAAGAGAGACACTCTCATTGAGCAGGATCGTGACATTCTTTACTTTAAAAATGTTTACACCGCGTCCAAACATGGCGTCTGCTATCTGTATGACGCAAGCCGCGCTGTAAAGATTGCCTAAGCATGGGGATGATGATTCATCGTCACTTCGTTGACATGGAAGAGGCCAAAAAAGCCTCTTCCGCCAATGATGTGAAGGAAAAGAAGGAGACTACTGAGTCTCCGAAAAAGCGCTCCAAGAAAGGCGCTGAGAACTAAAGAATCGAGGTAGGCATATGTCTTGTTCTTGCTCAGATGGAAAACTGAACATGGTTAAAACGATGCTGGGCATTGATGCGGCAGACGAGTCTCGTGATGAGATGCTCAACGCCTACCTTGAGATGTCCAAAGCTGAAATCCTCAACTGGATGTATATCAATTACCCGGAGATTCCTGCTGATGCCGAGTTCCCGGCAAAGTATGATATCACGCAACTCAACGCTGTCGTCGCTGGATACAATCTGCGCGGTGGCGAGAATGAGTTGAAGCATACAGAGAACGGAGTGACGCGTGAGTTCAACTTCTCCGATATGTTGATGTATATCCGCGCTCATGTATACCAGAAGGTGAAAGCATGAGAGAGATGGAAATCAACAAGCAAAAGATCTACTACGCACTGTATAACGGCATGACTGATTCGGTCGATGCATCAGGGTACAAAACCGGCGAGAAGGTGAAAACCTACTCAGATCCGACTCCTCTTCGCATTAATGTGTCTCCAGCGAGAGGCAATGCTGAACGGGACGGATTTGGAATTGATCTGAATTACAGCAAGACAATGTCCACTGCGGACATGGATTGCCCAATTGCAGAGGATTCCATCCTGTGGATCGGCATTGAACCGACTGAGCCGCATAACTACTATGTAGTCCGCAAGGCAGTTGGCCTGAACGACATAGTGTATGCAATCCGGGAAGTGAAATTGAGTGTCTGATCACATCATTGACATTGATCCGCTGAACCCGTTTGATGTGCTTAAAGCAAGTATGCAGTACCGGCGCCTGCGGCAAGAATGGGATGCAAAGGTGGATATCTTCCTCCAGCGCATTGCAGAACGTGGACGCGAGGTGCTTGACGCGGCTGGATACAACGGTGAATCAGTAACCGTAACGGTCGAGGAAATCGATGATGGATACTGCATAAACGCTGCCGGGAAAGGCATAGTATTCCTTGAATTCGGCGCCGGTGACGCTGTGAACAGTGAAAATCGCTATGCGGACATGATGCCATTTGAAGTCAGGCCGGGTTCGTATTCAGAAACACACGGCCAGCAGTATTCCATGTTTGGTAAGTGGGTATTCGGCGGAATGGTCTATCATGAGATTGTCCCGCGCAACGGTATGCAGACGGCATGGGAAACTATCATGCAGGAATGGCGAAGTATCGCCGAGGAGGTATTCTCGTGAACATCACACGAAACGCTGTGTACAATTACATACACGACGCTGTGAAGGCCGGGAATTCTGATGTGTACATCACAAGTGTATACGAACCAGTTCCAGCACAGATGCCCGCCGTGATCCTCCGGGAGATTGGAGATTTCCGCAACCGGGAGAATATGAGCATGACCGGCGTTCAGGGCATTCGGACTTCCACATTTGAAGCGCAAGTCGTGAGCGGGAAGACGAATGGTTCACTGTCTGAGGCGTATGAGATCTTAGAGTTGGTGAAGCAGGCATTCTTCAAATTGTTATACAACGAGACGAATGTCGTGATTGTTGAGGATGGAGGCACGGGTCGTTATCGCCTGCGGGCATCATATAGGCGGGTGATCGGCGATGCCGACACCTTGCCTACTACTTAAATAATTTTGCAAAGGAGATACACAAATGGCTGGTGAAGTGAGTTCTGCCGGGATCAAAATCCAGTATGCTGTTGAAAGCACTGCTGGCACGCGGCCTACTACCGGTTACAAAGAAAAAGCAACCGGCGCTACACTGAACATTGCTGACTATGTTACTGGCATTTCCGGTCTGACTGCTGAGTTTGAGCAGTATGACGTCACTCCGCTGTCTGAGACTCAGCGTCATCGCTTTGTTAAAGGACTTCAGGGCAACGACGGCAACCTCTCTCTGTCCTGCAATATCAATCCGACGTCCCGCGCCGACTGGGGTGCAATCGTCACTGAGTACGAAGCACTCACGGACGGCATCGGTATGTGGTTTGCATTCACGCTGCCGGGTGACACGCAGAGCGCGTATTTCAGGTGCATTCCGTGTCCTATGGGATTCCCGGACGTCGAAGCGGCATCCGCTGTTCAGGGCGCTGTGCAGTTGATTGAGAACCAGTACGACGGTTGGGCAAATAGTCCGTCTTAACGGATGATTAATAGGGGCGGATACCATTCTGCCCCATTTCTTTTAGGAGATTGAGATGATGAAGAGTGCGAGAACAAAAATTGAATTTGACTACAATAACAAGCATTATTGTTTAATGTATACTGCGAACAGCTTGAAAAAGCTGGAACGCTCTGGCGTAAAATTCAACAAGCTGGAAGACATGATCTTCAGCGCCCCAGAGCAGTTGTTCCGTGGGGCGTTCTATGCGAACCATCCGACTGAGAATGAGCGCACAATCCATGAGATTTATATGGCGCTCAAGCGGACGGCAGAAGATGGCACTCCTGAGTACGATGAAGACGGACATGAAGTCGATATGCTTACTCAGGCACTTGGTGACATGGTTGCTGAAGCTGTTGAAGAACTGACTGGACGTGGTGAGCAGGGAAACGTGGTCTGGAAGGTGACGTAACCGCATCGTTGCTTTCCGATGATGAATCAGAGCATGGTGTAGAACGAAGTTTCGGCGAGACATTGGATAAGCTATGTAGCTATTACATGGCCTTGGGAGTGTCCGCAGATGAATTTTGGAACGGTGATTACACCATGCTTAAATACTATGTTGAGCGACATAGGATTGCGGTAGAGCAGCAAAACGAACAGCTATGGTTGCAGGGGTTGTATTTCTATGATGCGCTTGTGGTGGCATTGTCGCAGTCGATGACAAAGCATAGCACGGCGAAATATCCTGAGAAACCATATCGCCTTACCCCGTTGTCTGAAGACGAGCAGGAACTGGAGAATAAGAAGAAGGTTGAAGAGTTCCGCGCACAATTAATGGCATTGGGAAAGCGTTTTGAAGCGAAACACAAACGCGAACGAGGTGAGGACGCAATTGGAAGTTGAAAACTTAGTATTTAACATAAAGCGGACTGGCGATACTGCCGCAAAAGGTACAGATCGTCTACGCAACTCGCTGGAACGTCTTGGCAAAGCGTCCGAAGGTGCAAACCGGAAAGTGAGCGGGTTGCTTGGCACAATGAGTAGAATGTCCAAACTGATGATTCTGAGGCAAGTCATTCGCAGAATTATCAAGGTCATGGAAGAGGGACTCAAGAGTGCCTATATGTTCAATTCGATGGCCGGTGGAGAAATGGCAGCGGCACTGGATGCGCTCAAATCCGCAGCTGTACAGACTACTGGCGCGTTGGGTTCGGCATTCGGTGAGATGATTGCAACCGTGGCGCCGATCCTGATTTCTCTTCTGAACTTGGTCACGAGAGTTGCCAACGGCATCGCGCAACTGTTTGCAGTGCTGAGTGGACGTAGCACGTACACAAAGGCAATCGCAACGTCTGAAAAATGGGCAGCGTCTACTGCAAAGGGTGCCAAAGCTGCCGAAGAGTGGAAGAACCAGCTGATGGGGTTCGACGAAATCAACCGGCTGGAAGAACCTTCGGACTCCTCTGGTGGAGGCGGGGGCGGAGCCGCTCCGTATGATGGTGGTTTTGAACTGGCACCGGCATTCAACGAATGGGCATCTCAGTTGAGGAAGATCACGCTGGACTGGTGGCACAGTCTGGATCTGGAGCCTATCACGAAAGCATGGGAACGTCTGAAGACTGCCGTCATGGATTTTGTCAGCATCGTTGATGACGCACTGTACTGGGCATACACAGAAGTCCTGCTCCCGTTTGGGAAGTGGGCAATTGAGAAAGCATTCCCAGCCAGCCTTGAACTGGTTGCATCGCTGTTTGAAACACTGAATGCAACACTGCGTGTGCTGGCGCCACTGTTCCTGAATTTCTGGAACAACATCTTGAAACCTTTTGCGTCATTTGTTGGTGACGTGTTCGTTCGTGCGATTCAGTGGTTGACCAGACAGTTTGAACAACTGACGCAGAAGATTCAGGAATCCAAGTCTCTTGGCGAGTTCATCAAGTCGCTTGAGCCGGGTGAAGCTATTCTGGTTTCACTTGCCACGGCAGTCGCTACTGTCGCTACTGCATTTGCTACATGGCGTGCTGTGATTTCTGTTGTGAACACTGTTGGCACTGTAATCGGACTGCTGTCGAGCCCAGTTGGCGCGGCAATTGTCATTATCGGTACACTTGTTTTTGCTGGAATTGCCTTGTATCAGAACTGGGATGTCATCAAGGAAAAGGCAGGCCAGTTGAAGGACAAGATTGTAAAGATCTGGACTGACATAAAAAACTGGATTCAGGATAAGATCGATGCTATCGGCAAGAAATTCAAGGAAATGCACGACTGGTACTATGAACATATCACCAAACCGTGCGAAGACATGGTCGATAAAGTGAAGCAGAAGCTTGACGACTTCAAAAAGAAAATTGAAGACGCCTTTGGCGACACGATTCTTGGTAAACTGCTTGGCTTTAAGTCAACAACAAATGACATGTCAACAAGTGTGTCCACGGATTTGGCGTCTGTATGCGACAGTATCTTCAATGTGTACAATGATGGTTCTCTCTTAGGTTCATTGGCATCAGCTTTTGAAAGTCTTGGCGCAAGGGCACATGGGCCACTCCAAGATATTATTACTGGTCTTGGATTCATTATTGGGCATAGCATGGATGCTCTGGCAGGGTTGAATGCTGTGGAGGCGAAGAGTGTGCCAAGCGCACATTCCAGAACATCGCATACATCGTCAGGATATGCTTCTGGTGGATTCCCGGATGAAGGTGAACTCTTCATGGCTCGTGAGGGCGGAATGCCAGAACTGGTAGGCCGCATTGGGAACCGCACTGCTGTCGCGAATAACGACCAGATTGTGCAGGGCATCAGCACCGGTGTGTACAATGCTGTTGTGAATGCAATGAGCAACGTAGGCAACGGAAGAAGTAGTTCCACGCCAGTCCATGTTTATCTGGACGGCAAAGAGATTGCCAGAACCACAACGCAGTATCAGAAACAGTTTGCCCGTGCTGGCACGATGTAAGGAGGGACAATATGGTATTAACAGTCAATGGAGTCGATATTGTCCCTTACATCGCGCAGGGTGGCATCAAATGGTCGCGCAATGACATTGACGCGCCGAATACCGGACGTACTATGTCAGGACTGATGATGCGAGGCAGAGTGACGACCAAAATCCGCCTCGACATTACGTGCCGACCAATGAAAGCAAGCGAGTTGCGTACATTGCTGAATGCGATTTACCCGGAATATGTAACGGTTTCTTATGACGACCCTATGTCCGGGCGCGTATCGAAAACGATGTACTCAAACAACAACCCGGCATCATTTCTTGTTATCCAAGACAACGGGGAAGAATGGTGGACGGGCGTTACGTTCCCGCTTGTTGAAAGATAATCTTTTTCAAGCATGAAGGGTGGTTAAATGAAAACAGCCTCTTCTACATATAAATCACTGCGTAACCGAAGCACGTCTTGGTACGAATGGCGCGTCCGTCAGGGAGAGAAAGTATACGGCATGGACAAGCTAAAGTCAATCACGGTTTCTCCCGTTCTATCCTCTGACGCTGGAATAGGCATTGGAAGTGCAAATGCGACAGAATGCCGTTTGACGCTGCTGGAGGCATCGGCGAATTGGGAACGCATGGCACAGTTCTCAATAGATTTCAGAATATGCAGTGAATCTGGAGACTTGCAGTCTGAATGGATTACATTCGGCGTGTACTACACCGATGAACGCAGTGAAGATCCGCAAGGGAATCTGTCCATCATTGCTTACGATGCGATGCTCAAGATGGAACAGCCTTGGACAGATAAAATACCAGATGAATCTCTCCCGGCAGCGTGGCCGATCACGGCAAAAGCATGGGCAACTATGGTGCAGAACGCAGGAGTTCTTAACTTTGAGAACATCTCCGCTCTTGACGACACTGTAGAATTTATTGGCCTCGACACAACGTCCTCCGTGCGAGACGTGCTGAAATCCATCGCAGCAGTTCATGCAGCAAACTGGATGGTTACAGCCAGCGAGACGTTCAAGCTGGTGCAGTTTGAAAATGTCACTTCCAGCCAGACTGGCCGGTATATCGACCTTGGACTGGCAATGCAGAATTTCCAGAACAGTCCTGCACTTGATCCTGTGACTGGCGTCCAGCTTGAAACCGACCTTGGAACCATCGTTGAGTCTGGCACCGACACTGGATATGTACTCAAAGCAGAGTGCGAATTTGCCTCGACAACAGGCGTTGCACCGTTGTGTCTGAGCAAGGTAGAAAATTACATCTACCAGCCTTTCAGCGCCATAACGGCCTATCTGGATCCAATTATGGAGATCGGCGACCATGTCATGATTGACAGCGTTGTCTACCAGATAATGAGCATCGAGTGGACGATGGGCAAGACGCCTGCGGCAGATGTGTCCGCACCTTATGATCAGGAGATTGACCATGAGTACAAGGGCGTAAGCGAAGCTGCCAAGCAGTATCGCAAGACGGCACAGATGGTTGATGAGGCAATGGATGGTTTCCTGCCGAGGGATGAGTTCGCAACGGCCATCGAGCAGAACGAGCAGGCAATCAATCTGGTTGCATCAAGAACATTTGTAACGAAGACAGCGCACAATGTGGACATTCAGAACCTTCAGAACCAGATTGATGGCAACATCCAGACGTGGTCAGGCAATGCGGTTCCTACATTGAACAACTCCCCGGCTGTTGACTGGTCGACGCCAACACAGCGCGCAGAACATGTGGGTGACCTTTACTTCGTCAACACGGATGCAGGCATCCCGGAGGCCGGGCAGTATTACCGTTTTGAGAACAACGATGGTATTTATAGTTGGCAAGTTCTGAGTGACAGCGCTCTGTCTGAAGCACTTAACAAAGCGGCTGCGGCACTCGCTGCTGCTGAAAGCGCACAGGATACGGCAGAGGAAAGCTTAACCACAGCGTCCCTGAAAGGGCGAATCTGGGTTCAGCAACCAAGGCCACCGTATAACGTAGGTGATCTGTGGTTTAACAGCGTTGAGAGTGTCATCAAGGTGTGCATGACGGCACGAGAGTCTGGTGAATATGTCGCGACCGATTGGGAAAAGCGCGATATGTACACAGATGACAGCGCTCTTGAAGCTTTCAGGGCAGCATATAATGCCACAATTTCTGCCATCCAGAATCAGCTTGACCAAAAGGCCGAGACGTATTATCAGGACACTGATCCGTCTGGCGAGTGGGAGGGTATTCATCCTGCTGGCGTCGCAATCGTCGGTATCGACGTAGCGGGTATTCCTGCCGACTTCGGCCAAGCACACATTGGCGACTTATGGTACCGCACGACGGACGGCACGACATGGTACTTCAACGGCACTGAATGGGAACAGCAGAATGTTCCTGATGAAGTGTTCGACAAGATTGACGGCAAAGCACAGATATTCATCTCGCAACCATATACGCCGTACAATCAGGGCGACCTTTGGTTCAACAGTGCAACGTCGGACATCATGACGTGTATCACTGCCAGAACGAGTGGCGATTTCGTACAGAGCGATTGGCAGAAGCGCAACAAGTACACTGATGATACAGAACTGAATAACTTCAAGGAAACGTATCAGTCCGATCTGACAGTCCAGAATAACAAGATTTCCGCGAAAGTCAGCAAGACGAGTCCTGCCGGGCAAACATCCTTTAGCTGGGAACTGAATGACACGAGCCACAAGTGGTATGCCAACGGAACACAAGTGATGGCCGTTAATTCAAGCGGACTTTCTGTCAAGGGGCAAATCACTGCAACGAGTGGATATATCGGCAGTGAGAGCAGTGGCTTCAATATTGGTTCCACGGCAATCTACAACGGCATGACGTCGCTGTCCGACACAACGCACAACGGCATCTATTTGGGGACTGACGGCATCGCTCTTGGGCAAGGGAAGTTCAAGGTCACCAAAAACGGCGAACTTACGGCGCGTTCTGGATACATTGGGAACGGTTCTTCTGGATTTACCATTGGCGACACATATATCCGCAATGGAATGACGTCACTGACGGACACCGCAAACAACGGTATTTACCTTGGGACAAACGGTATCGCCCTTGGTAAAGGCGCGTTTAAAGTGACAAACGCAGGCGTGATTACAGCCACTTCTGGCACGATTGGCGGATTCACACTGAGTGGCAGCGCGATATACACCAAGAATCAGTCGACTTACGTTGGCACTGGAAACGGCATTTATATCGGCGCTGATGGCCTGCGAATCGGTAGTAAGTTCAGAGTAGATAACGCGGGCAATCTGTATGCGGACACAGGACACTTTGAAGGCAGCGTGTACGCAAAGAACATTATCTATGAAGGCCAAGAGGCTGGCGCTGGATACTTAACTGGTTATGCAATCACTGCTGGTTCCATTTACGGTGGAGGCTCCACTGGCCAGATAGCTGCAAACACATTGGGCGACTACAACGTTGCAAAATACACCAGCGGCGGGGCAACGTATGGTTCCTTCACAACGGGTGCATTCAGCAGCGGCGTTGTTGGTTCGCTTGGATATGCAGATACATTTGGATATGCCATCAAGGAAAACAGCACGTATCCTGCGTATTTTGGTGCGAGAAAGATTCAAGCAATCAATGCATTCTACTCTGGCGGATACAATGTGTATGGCGAGAACGGCAATGTAGCTTTTGACTTGGCTGGTCATTATCACGCCATTACGGTTGATTCAAGTGGGAAAGTACAATTAGGCGCACCGCAGAAGGACAAACCTGACCCTTTTGATATCGCCGACACGCAGAAATACAAGACGGACGTGTTGGCAAGCAGGGCAGTCTTGTATTGCAACGCATCAAACTATACAGACGTCTCTTCTGGATATGATTGTGACGTTACTGGTGATAGTTATCACTATACTCCATCTGGGAGTGATTATTCTTACGGACGCATTGAACTGCGAAACGCATATGGAAATGGACTCAAAACACTTCGTGTGAAATTTCCCGCTGGTGGGAGTAGTTCTGGACAGATTACAATAACCAACAAGGCAACCAGTTCAAGTGTAAACCCATATTACGGAACACTGCCATATTATGCGTATGTCAACAATAGACATTATGTTCAAATCAACGCAGTTGCAACAGGTGCCGCTGAAAGATCTCAATACATTGATATTAATGATATTGTGAACTACGCCTATCAGCAAGGTGGCGGCGGAGGCGGGAGCAGTTACTACTACTGGTCGGATGAAAAAACTGGTCCTTATGGTTCAAAGCAGCGAGACTGTTATTTTGTGATCAACGGGTCAATTGCCCATACTGCCAAGGTAATTTGGTCGAGCGGGAATCCGTCGTTCCAGTAAAAAGCAAGAGGATTAAACTATGTTCAAAGTCAAAACAGCAACTGGCAAAGAATTTAACAGCGATTATGCCGTCACTACACCTGCCTTACCTATTGGATTCATGCGAATTGTAGGGCAGAAATTGGAAACTGTGGAGAGGATTTTTTCCTCTCCAGAGGAATTCCCGCTTCAAGGATATCCGCGCTTTCATTCCGCGTCGAACTTCGTTGATGAAGGCACTGGAATTAAATTTGTTTTAAATGAATGAGGAGATTGAGATTATGTTGGATGAGAACATGATTACGCGAGTAATCGCAACCCTGAAAGAGATTGACGTCCGTGGATTTGATAGCATGAACCGACTCGTCGGCCTCGTGATGCTGTTTGAGAATGTTCTCCAGAACATGAGTGAGCAGGCAGCGCAGGAAGAGCAGGAGACGCCAGTCGAGTAACTTATTATCTTACCCTCACTGATGAAGGGAGGACAGAATGGCATTAACAAAACGAACCTATGTCGATGGTCAAACGATCATCACGGCAGCAAACCTTAATGCGATACAAGATGAAATCATTTCGCATGGCACCAACAAGGCGGATAAGTCCGCGACGGTATCAGCAGTGGCGTACAACTCATCGACTCGCACGTTGACGAGAACCATTAACGGGACGTCGGCAAATGTTGTAGTCTTCAACAACATCATCACTCTGAGCGTCACAGAAGTGACGTCGTAGGAGGTGAGAATGAATGTATCGTGCTACAACTCCGCAGCACATATTTGTCTTTGAAGACGACCCACGTGTGGCGTATAACCAGATTCTGATTACTTACGCACAGGACGATCAAATCGTTCTGGAGAAGGGAAAAGATGATCTGGTTGTGACTGAAGGCGAAGGATGTGACGGTGCTACTGTATATGAAGCAGCGCTCAGACTGACGCAGGAAGAGGCAAACCTTTTCAACAGCAAGAGTGCAGTGAAAGTGCAGATTCGTGCAAAGACGTATATGAACGAAGTAATTGCTTCTGAACGAATGACTGTTTCCGTACACGACGTCTTGAATGACGAGGTGATGGAATGAGACTGAAGGTCAATCTGAAAGAGCAGGATGAACGGTGCCATGTATGTTTCAAGGATGATGTGGCAAGAGTCCCAGTGAAGCTTCGTGACGTCCAGAAGGTAACCATTTCTGATATCGAACCGTACACTGGTGCTTACGCCACGCATCCTACATTTGAACCGCAAATATTTCCAACAGCACAAAAGTATATGCTTGGCGACTTCACAGTCCACGAAATTGCCGTGAATATTGTGGAGAATCCGACTGGCGGGAACACAGTATACATAGGGAGGTGATTGAGTGGCAAATACATATAATTCCAGAATTGTGCTTGCGAATGGAACTGTGCTGATTGACCTTACAGAAGACACTGTAACAGCAGAACGCGTCTTGAGTGGATATACTGCACATGGTGCAAATGGCGCTCCGATCACTGGTTCTATGGAAAATCGTGGAGCAGTTACTGGAGAAATCTTAACCAAAGCAGGAATTTACACCATCCAGCCGGGATATCACAATGGCAATGGTTTTGTTGCGATTGCAGCAACGGAGCAAGCTAAATTGATTGCTCAGAACATTCGTGAAGGCGTAACCATCCTTGGTGTTGCCGGGGCGATGGAAGACATGAAAACGCAGGCGAAATCAGTTACTCCAACGTTCAATTTGCAGGAGGTAAAACCGACAACGCCAACGTATAACTGCCTCTCACAAGTCACTGTCGCGCCAATTACGGTAACATATGCCGACAACTACGCTGGCGGGAAAACCGTTACAATTGGCGACGTGTAATAGGAGGTGCAGTATGGCAAACAACAAAGTTCAACTTGCCGATGGCACTGTCTTGATGGATTTGACTGGTGACACAGTGAGCGAACAGACACTGCTGGCAGGAATCAAAGCACACGCGGCGAACGGAGAACCTATTACTGGCGTCGTCAACTTGGCGAATGCAGGGACAGCGGTTCCACTGGTTGCAAGCAGCACAGGGTCGGCCGGTAGCGCGATTGCTTATTCCAGAGAAGATCACGTTCACCCTTTGCCAAATTATGGCAACATTGTTTCTTTCAGTGTTGTCGAAGTAACAACATGAGGAGGTGCATGAATGGCAAATAAAAAATACAAGCTGGCGAACAGCGATTATTGGGAAACGTCAGGTGTCTATGACCTCACAGAAGGCAAGACACAGCGGGCAATTAATGCAGAAGTAAAGGGTTCTTTAACTCCGTTATCCAATCTCTACAATACCATAACGTGGGCGATTGGCTCGCTTGGTTCTGCGATAGGAAATGAAGTGTCGGCAACAAATCAAATACGTTCAAGTTTTATACGCTGTAAGACTGGAACAAGAATCATCTGTGCATCTGGATATAATTTTTACGTTTTTGTCTATGACAAAGACACTGCCGCTTTTATAGAGCATGGAGGAGCATGGCAAACTGTAGAATATGTTGTAACTTCTGATTGCTATATAAGAGTGCTGCTACGAAAAGCGGATCAATCTGCAATATCTGCTGCATCCGATATTTCCGATAATATCTATATTGGCGACTATGAAATAGGCGCAAAAAATGTTATCGAGAGCATACAACAGGATATTGCAAATATAAAGCCCGGAACAACTCAATCTATTCCAATAACGATACAGGGATTCACCGGAACAGCATATATAAACAAATGGAATAATTTTCTTGTATTCGCTTTGCCAATTATGGGCTCGCACACCTATACAGAAAACCAAAATACCGCTTCTATTGGCACACTTCCTGCCGGATATAGACCTACTGGCTATAGAACGGCAGTTGTGATGATAAATAATATTCCTGTAACTTTGGAATTTAGAACGAACGGAGATATAGTATTTGTAAAAACACCTGCGGGAACATATGACATTACTATAAACGCTATTGTTCCAATATCTTTATAATGGAGGTTATTATGAAAATCATTGTAACAGAAATTCAGAAATTCGCAGACGGTGCCATGACAACACCATCATATGCTTATGATGCTGTTGAAAACACACGCTTTTCACCACAGGCAGACGCAAAATATCATAGTATTCTCGCTTCTGCTGCTGTCTCTGCTGTGCCTGTGCATGCTTGCATCATGTACACGGAAGAGGGCGAATATATCGAGTCAAAATGCTATAAGCATGAAGCGCAGGAAGAAACGGTAGAGAGTTAAAGTAATCAATAACACTCTACCATGCCGAACGCATTGGGCGGTGCATTAGGTGCTTGCGGTGGATGGGTTCAACTCCCATACTGTCCTTTGCGGTTGTGACATGGCGAGGGTAAACCGCGTTTGATACTACGGCAAAAGAGATGCACTTTTAGCGCTTAATAAGTGCATCTCATTTTTAAAATTGAGGTATTTATCATGACTCAGGATGAATTAGATGTTTTCGTCAATGAGTTGATTGACGAAGAACATGGATGCAACGGCGACTCTTGCCAAATCGATTTTGGAGGCAGTGATGACGCCCAATGACTTTTTTGAAATGGTTGGCAACCGTATTCGGATCTGGGCGAACCGGCACTGTGAAATCCTCAGATGTAGCAAATGCGGAAGAGAGTACAGAAGCAGCGGGAAGAACGACCCCGGAGTATGTCCAGAATGTCGTGCAGACGAACATTTCATCGGAGGAGCGCTCGACAATGATGACAGTTACAAAAGCGAAGCAGAAACTCGTTGACTGGTGCCGTTCCCAGATTGGGTACCATGAAGGATACGACGGCAGCAACAAATATGCTGACGGAGACTGGGACACCAAGCTGTATGGATTCCCGGCAGGCAAAGTCCCGTGGTGTGACGTCTTTGTAGACGCTGCATACATTGCCTGCTTCAACTATGACCCGGCAACAGCGATGACATACCAGCGCCCGTCTGGATACGCTGCTTGCTCTCTGTCTGCTGCTGCATACAAGCGCAACGGTGCGTTCTATATGACGCCAGAGGTTGGTGACCAGATCTTTTTCTTTTACGGCGGCGAGATCAACCATACCGGGATTGTGATCGAAGTTCACGATGACATTATTGTATGCGTTGAGGGCAATTTCGCTGACAGTGTGTGCAGGACGCAGTACAAGTGGCGAGAAAAGATGCAGTCCAATGCAGACGGCAACATCGCTGGATTTGGTAGGCCAAATTGGTCGGTTGTGGCAGAACCAGAGTCAACCGCATCAGATGATACAGATGACGGCATTGATGATACAATTGAATCTGAAGAGTTTGACATTGTTCATCCGACATTCCGCAGGACGTATCTCCATTTGGAGTACGGTGACGGCAATGGGAACCCTCTTCCACAGGTAAAAGCATGGCAGAACCTCCTCTTATGCTGGGGGTATGACATTGGACAGTATGGAGCCGATGGTGAGTTTGGACTGGACACTGATAACGCAACCCGTCAGTGGCAGAAGTATGTGAAAGAGCGTGGCGGAGACGTAGAGGTGAATGGAGTGGTGGATGAGGATGACTGGATTGAAATCATTAATGTACCGGGGTGATACCATTGAGCGAAGCAATTCTTATTGCATTGATCACCGGCGCTTTTTCTCTGGCCGGTTCGATTATTGCAATCGTCTCGACGACACGTAAGCAGGCCGCCGACATGGATAAAAAGCTGGCTGTTATGGAGGCCAAGATGGACGATATGAAAGAGGACATCAGGTCACATAACAACTATGCCAAAATGTTCGCAGAGAACATACCAGCAATTAAGCAACACATGACAGACGTCGACCGGCGTCTGGCAGAATTAGAAAGGGGATAAGTATGAAACTTCCGAATTCCGTATTCGACACTTTGAAATGGCTCGTTCTTGTTTTCATCCCGGCGCTTACGACATTGTACGTGTCGCTGAGTGCAATCTGGCAGTTCCCCTATGCAGAGGAAGTGGCTAAGACAAGCGCAGCCGTATGTATGTTCCTTGGTGCAATTCTTGGCATCAGCAACATTGCCTACCATAAAGAGAACGACATTATCGTTGTTCCGAAAGACACGCAGGAATAAAAAATGCCCCCTGTTTCGGCAGGGGGTTTCTTGTTACCTTATTGTGAGTAACCGAATGGTAAGTGAAAATAAGGTTAATTTGGAATTAAAAAAATATTTCCGTCGTGATCTATCTCGATACGTTTCAAAATTCGCCCCCAGACAGCTTTCTGGGACTCTTTTGATAGAGATCGGTACAGTTTGATGGTGTCCTGCAAAGAGCCGATATCAACCGTTCTGGAGGCAATCTCAGGCTCGTACAGTTCGTTCTGGAGAGCAGTGTAGTCGCGCTCATATATCTGCTTATCGATCAGATCATCCAGATATAGGTCTTTCAGCTTCTCCATCTTCCTGCGGATCCTGTCTTTGTCCTTCGGAGGATTATCGTTAATCTCGATGGTAGCGTTGTACTTCACCATCTCGTTGACGAGGTTGTCCAGAAGGTATTCCTCCAGCTTGTCCTGCCGGGTGGACACCTTGTTGATGCATTTATAGCTGCCATAGTCGGCATGGTACCGGCAGATGTAGTATTCGTATTTCGCCGGTTGATATGCCTTCATACGCTTGCCGCAGTCCCGGCAGTATACGAGGCCACCAAAGAGGTATGTCTTCCCGGAAGGCGAATGCCGGTTTGCTCTGGACGCCAGCAGTTCCTGTGCGCGCTGGAATGTTTCCCGGTCGACGAGTGCAGGATGGTTATCGGATCCAAGGTACAGCTTGTTGCTCAGTAATTGCCTTATCCCGGACGGGCAGCGGGAGATACCGTGAGAATCCCACAGCCAGCGGATGGTGTCAGCAATCGAGCGAAGGTCGAGGTATTTCTGGAAGATCTCCTGCGAGATTGGTGCAGTCTCCTCGTCTGGCACAAGGTGTTTGTCAACCACTTTGTATCCGTATGGAATCTTCCCAGACGTCGGTTCTCCGCGACTCTTCTTGTCTTCAAAGACGAATTTGATACGGTCACTGACACGGTCGGCCTCCTGCTCTGCAACGGCCAGCATAATGTTGGTTTTGAAGCGCCCGTCCGTGGTGGCAGTGTCGTAGTTCTCCTCCGTGGCAATCCATGAGACGTCGTACTGCTCCATGATGCCAACGACTTGATAGTACAGCTTCACGTTGCGATAGAATCTATCCAGCTTGATGAACACAAGTGAATCGACCTTCAAACCGCTCTGAATGTCTTGGATGAACCGGGACAGTGCAGGGCGCTTTTTATACGGCAATTTCCCGGATACACCGGCGTCGATGTACTCTCCCACAACGGTTGCCCGCTTATCTGCTGCCCATTGCCGCAGCCGGTCAATCTGGACGCCGAGGCTCAGTCCGTTGCGTACTTGTTCCTCACTGGATACGCGACAATACAATGCAACTCTCATAGGCGCCCCTCTCAGCTGGTCTTCTGCGAATCAAAGTAGTCATTTAAACTTTGTAACATTTCTTTTACTTCGGCGAGTGTAGGTTTGGAATTGGAGCCTCTGGCGTTTTCTTCAGAAGAAGCGATTTCCCTCGCAGCAGTACGGATCTTTTCCCATGTTTCCTTGGAAACCGTATGCCCCAGCAAGGCACGCTGAAGGTCGGCGTCCCGGTTCTTCGGTTCATAGGTCATGTTGAGGGTGGCATCATCATTGTCATCCTCCAGCAGATCCGCAACAGAAACACCAAAGTATTCTGCAATTTTCAGCACAGTCTCTCCGCGAGGCGTTGCTCCAGTGGTCTTCCATTTGGTTCCAATGGTGCGCGCAAGGCCGATTTCCTCTGTCGCACGGGTTACACTGATGCCTTTCGCATCGCACAATTGTTTAAAACGATCATAAAACACTTCAGTTAGCCTCCTAAATTTGTGCATGACGACAAAGCTAACTTTTTTCAGCTAAACCTATTGACATGATAACTTAGGTGTGCTATTATCATGATGCAGCTGAAAAAGGTAAGCTATCCAGTTGAACTAAGTAATCATATGATAGCACAAATGCTTACTAATGTCAACAGCAAAATTACAATTCCGTAACATTATTTTGATTGGAGGTGAAAGAATGCCAGAGTGGACTGGCGAAATCGTAGGTGCGATGCACGTGAATCGAATCACGGCAAAGCAATTGGCCGACGAGATTGGTTGGGATGCGAAGTATTTGAGCGCGATTCTCAACGGTCACCGGACTCCAGTGAATGCTGAAAAGCAAGTGCGTGAAGCACTGGCACGTTTATTGGAGGGCAAAAACAATGAGTGCTGAAAAATTCATGCAGGAAGTAATCCGACTCTGGATGCAGGAACACGGAATGCAGGGAACAGTGCGGATTACAAAAGAAAGTGCCGCAGACGGAACTGGTACTTCCGCCCACGGCAAATGAAAGTGGTCACCGTCATTATACGGTGAGGAAAGGAAAAAGTCAATGCCGAGAGATGTGGTTCGAGTCACATTTGCTCTGTGTGACGAGATGAAGGAAAAGCTACGCTTTAAATTTGACCCGCATCTGGTAGCAATTCCGAGTCTCAGGATTCATCTGGATTTTGATGATGATAAGAAGCACGAGTTAGATATCGACTATGACTACGACTTTGCAACAGGAATTGTGCGGATGCACAACAATCTTTTTTCATGCGATGTCAGCGGTCAAATTGGCAACGACGGTCAACTTTATGCAGATATTCGCAACAAGCATTGGTATGTAACCGGCGCTGATGAATGGTTCTACAGTGCAGTTGTGAATGAACCGGGACTTTATAACTGGATGGGTATTTATTCGCAATTTGTGATCATAGAAAACTACATTGCAAAGTATGGACTCTTGGAATCCTTTGATGTGGAAGAGAAGATCGCAAAGAAATACGTCAATACACATCGTTCTGGCAAACGGAAGAAGAATGAAGTCCGCCTTTACCGGTGCTACACGCTGAAGAAGGATTGGAAGAAACAGAAGCGGCTGAAGAAAGTTTACACTTGCCCGGCATGGAATGTGCGTGGATATTTCCGCCACAACAAAAGCGGCAGCGTGACTTTTGTCCGTCCATATGTCAAAGGTAAGGAACGCAACAAATTGATTGAGACGCCGGGCAAAGAATACAAGCTGATTCCCGGCAAGGAAAGGAATAAACATGGAAATTAAAAACCAGACCGGAGAAGCGGTAGAGACTTCTCTTGAACTGTGGAAGGCAACACAAAGCTGCGATATCGAATATGTTCTGGATTATCTCTTTGGCGGGAATGTTGAAGTATCCCTGCCGGTGCCGCAGGAACTGCTGTATGCACCCATTGTCAACTACGATCTGGGTACCCGGCTGAATAATGTGATTGGCCAGTGGTGCAAGATGCATTGCGGTGAACCGCGTGATATGCGGCTGGTAGTCAAACTGCTTAATATGGGCGATAAAGCCAAGGAGTTCCTCAAAGGATATGGAAAAGGTTCCCAGAACCGGCTGAAGACTTTCATGCTGATTGAAAGCTATAAGCTGTTGTCCCCAGATGAGCAGAAGAAAGTTTGCTACGACATCATCCAGCGCAATTGCATTTATGAGGAGGGAACATTGACTGATGAAAGAGCATAGTATGGATGTGGATTCCCTGTTGGCTGAATTGACACTCCGCCAGAAGGGTGCCAAGCCAATTGCACTGCTTGCCCGGCATCTGGATATGCCGAAGAGGAATGTGTTGAAGTTGATTGACAAAGCGAGAGTGGAGATTAAGGACGAGGGGATGCTGATTGTGAATAATGGTAGTGGATCCTACTACCTCATGCATAAAAGGGAGGAACCTCGTGATGAAAAATCACCCTTGTTACCACTGTTTGAGTCGTGAGATTGGTTGCCATGCAAAATGTCAAAAGCCTGAATATCTTGAGTGGCGTGCTGAACATGAACGCGTCAAAAAGATTCGTCAGCAACAGTGTGATGAGCGAAATCTGCATCAGCACTATGTCAATGACTTCCGGTCAAAATACAAGCGGAGGCATGGAATCAAATGAGTAAGCAGGGCGTAAAGCGTGGAGGCAAACAGCACACTGAATACCTTCACGATCTCATGAGCAAAGAGGAAGACCGTGAGCATCAAATCTGGTGGAGATCCCGGCAGTATGTTCTCGATTCTGTATGCATCGCAATGGGGCAGATGTTGGAAGAGGACTATGGTTGGGAACAGGAGCAGATTTTCGAGGCACAGCGCCGGTTCTACAAGAGGTACATCGCGACCGAACTGGAAGTCGCATACATGACTGCCAGTGAAAAGGACGAAGACGTCCTGAACAAGAACAAAGTCGGTGTCATGTGGGTGACCAAGGAAAAAGTTGACCGCATCCTCCAGCAGTATATTGCCCCAGAAAATTTCGCGACATTCGATGAACGCTATAGTGATTGCCCGGAACAACCGTTTACGGCAAAGGATGAGATGATTATCAATCAGCGCCGAATCATTGACCGGCTGGATGACCAGATAATCAAGCTGAAAGGGCAGCTAAAGCTGCGGAAGGTACAGAATGGTAAGACGTGAAGAATACCGTGTGTTGAATTCAAGCCTGACCGCAAAGCTGGACAAAGTGACACGTGAATACCATGAGTCAATAAACGCCCAGAAAGCATGGAATGCAAAACTCGCTGTTATGCTGGCGGAGGCACAAAGCAATCTCCGGTATAAAGACCGTATCATTGCTGAAAAGGAGGTGGAAATTGATGCCCTTAAACGCAGATTACAAAGTGCGTCGATCTTGGGGAGAAGCACTGAGGAGACGCAGGCATGAAATGGAAATGAGTCAAGTGGCACTGACCATCAAGGCTAATTCCTGCCGAAACATGATTTCACAGTATGAGCGCGGAGGCGTCGTTCCATCGATCATCGTTGGGTACAGAATCGTCAAGGCGTTGAACTGGACTGTTGAAGAATGGGCAGAAGCGGCTGCCAAAATTGAGGCCGACGGAAGTTGGTACAAGGAAAGGTTTGATTCTAAACATGATTTCAAATAACCAGATACCTGATTACCGTCTTGAACCACCGGATCCACCAAAGTTTCTCTGTTGCCCGGCGTGTGGTTCGGAGATGTATGACTACGTCATTGCTGACATGGACGGTGAAATCGTTGGGTGCAGTGAATGCACCAGACAGTATGATCCATATGAATATTTAGAAAAGGACGGGGACGACGATGGGACATGGTAATGGATACCGCATGGGTGATGATTCCACTCTGTTTACGCCAACGCCTCATTCGGCATACGTCCAGAATTGCACGCCGAGGACAGTTGAAAAACTGATGCGCGCTGTAAAGGCACAGGCCATGAAAGATTACATCAGCGCGCTGTCGAAACTCCGGGAAGACCCGCATGACAATATCGCAATGAAGACAATTGCCGAGTGCGAACAATTCTTCGACGACGCTGGGAAACTGAAAACGGTACGTCAGAAAATAAAATATGACGGTGCCCTGTTTGAGATTGTCTGCAAAGAGAATTTCCCGGAATCATGGGGAGAGATGCTCCCAACCGGAGATGATGCCGTGAAATGCCCAGTCTGCAAGGAAGGCAGAATCGGACGGAGTTTTCGTCCGTCGAACCCGGCGAAGGTAAACAAGAAAACCTTTGGTAGAGATCCTCACATCATTTGTGCCTGCGACGTATGCACCTACAAATATGTTGCCTATGTTTGGGATGTTGGAGACGAGTACATGAAACAAACTGCACAGAAACAGAAGAAAATTGCTCTCCGTGAGCGCGAAATCCTCTGCCGTCAGGAAATCCATGAAGAGTTGAAAGCGCATCCTGAATACAGCCAAGCTGAAAAGGATGAAGTGTATCGGAGGCTGGCGGACAAATGGAAGGTATAAAGTTCCTCGACGATTTCGGATTTGCATACGAAGTCGTCTCCCACAAACCGGGCGGATACGACATTCTGTTCCATAAAGACTCCGCCTGCCAGTGGGTAATCCGATTCCCGGACGGCATGATGAGGCGCTTTAAGACTGAAAACGACCTCTGGCAGTACGCGCTGGAGAACAAACTATTTAAAAGGAAAGGAAAAAAGAATGGCTGAAGGCGTATTTATTTACGGCAAAAGCGGCAGCGGGAAATCCCGGTCACTGACCAACTTTGCCGAGGATGAAATCCTGTTTGTGAATGTCATCGGCAAGCGGCCTCCGTTCGCCAAGAAGTTCAAGTATGAACTCCGCACTGACAATGCGGAAACCATCAAAAACAAGCTGAAGGCGATGCCCTGCAAGACGGCAGTGATTGATGACGCTGGGTACCTTATGACCAACACGTTCATGCGGAGCCACGGCAAGGGTGACCAGTTCGCTTTGTACAACACAATCGGCGACACGATGTGGGGACTGCTCCGGTTCATCAAAACGGAACTCCCGGATGATGTGATTGTCTACTTTATGATGCACGAGGATTCCGATGATTTTGGCAATACCAAGCTGCGGACAATCGGCAAACTGCTGGATCAGAAGGTGTGCCTTGAGGGCATGGTGACCATCTGCCTGCACTGCATCACGAAGGGGAAAGAACATCTGTTCGTCACAAACAGCAACGGCCTTGGGGTGGAGAAGTCACCTGAAGGGATGCTGGAGTATGAGGAACCCAACGATCTCAAAGCGATTGATTCCAAAATCCGTGAGTATTGGGGGTTGAAGTAGTTGGGGAGGTACAATGATGACCCTACACATTGCCATCGGTGTGGATGTTTTCTAACTGCTGAAAACAAATATCGTGGTACGAACTGCTTGTGCAAAGAGTGTCACAACGCTATGGGACGTGAGTATAAAAAGCGTAGGCGCAGTGACGCAAATGACACTTATCGGCATGATGAAAAAAACGCGCACA